GGGGGCGTACTGCGCGGCGACCTCGTCGGGGATCTGGCCGCCCGGACCGACGAGCTGGAAGGCCGCGTCCACACCGTCGCACGGCACGACCTTCGACTTGTCGGCGTTGACGCAGATCGGCTGGTCGGTCGGGTTGGTCCACATCGCGGTTACCTCGTCGTCCAGGTCGGCGCGGCCGCCGTCCCGGTGTTCTGGTAGAGCGTGCCGGCGTTGGTGTCGATCAGGAGCGCGCCCTTCGGGGCGCCGAGCCCGGTCGCGTCGACGCCCGGCGTCGTCTCGGCGACCGCGACGGTCGGGTTGGTGCCGCCGGTCAGGAGGTTCTCCGCGAGGACCAGGTTCGGCACGGCCCGTTTGGCGACCTGCGGGCCGGAGAAGGTCACGGTGACCGGCGCGACGCCGAGGGGACCGCCGGCGCAGACCACGCCGCCGATTCCGATCGTGGGCAGCGCCTCGAGCGCCGCGTCGATCGCGCCGATCCCGGCGTTGAAGATCAACGCGGTGGTGGTGGAGCCCTGGAAGCCGAGGCGGAACGTGCCGCCGGCCGCGCTTCCGGTCGCCGTCAGGGTCTGCACCTCGTCGGTGCCGGCGACGGGCGCGCCCGCGTTCGTCAGCGGGGTGCCGAGCCCGGTGCCCTCGATCGTCGCCATCTCAGATCCCCGTGACCGTGCACAGACCAGCTGGCCGGTAACACACCAGCGTGCCGCGCTCCTCGACCCGGAGCATCAGCTGGTTGCGGATGAAGAAGTCCGAGTGCTCCGTCGAGACGGCGAAGGTCACGCCCTCGCGGACGAAGAACTGGGTGCAGGTGTCGAAGGCGCCGACCAGCATCGTGTTCAGGGTCATCGCGGTCGTCTGCACGACCGGCAGCGACCAGATCCGCTCCGGGCCGGCGTCCATCGGCGCGCCCCAGATGTAGATCCCGTCGGCGGTCTTCAGCAGGCGCACGTCCTGCCAGTCGAGCGGGTTCCAGATCGTCGCGGAGGCCGGCACGTAGGCGCCGGTCAGGATCTTGACCATCGCCTTGTAGACCGCGTCGGGGGTCGGGTCGGTGCCCTTGGCCTGCGTCTGGATGCCCGAGATGTTCAGCAGGCCCGTGAAGGCCGGCGCCACGCCCGAGCCGGTCAGCAGGGCCGCGTCCTCCGCGCTCGCGAGGAAGGTCCGCAGGCGCGACTCGACGTAGGAGCGCATCGCCGGCACGTCGGCGAACAGCTCGTCGGTCACCGGCAGCACGGTCGCGATCTTGCGGACCGGGGCCGACCGCTCGGTGAAGGCCAGCGCCGACTCGGGCTTCTGCCCGCCCTCGGCCACGAACGCGGCCGCGTTGGTCGCGGTCGTCTCCTCCATGTACACGATCGCGATCTGGGTCGTCGTGCCGGGTGGGAGGACGTCGGCGACGTGCGGCATCTGCAGCGCGGTCTCGACGATCCGGGGGGTGCGGACGGCCTGCGGGGCGAAGCCCGTCTCGCTGAGGACGGTCTTGAGGCCGAGCTGCTGGCGCGGCACCGCCAGCTCGGAGGTCGGGCCGGACTTCGCGGCCCGGTTGTACCCGGTGTAGGCGGCCGACTCGACGAAGATCTCGCCGATCGACTTCCCGGCGAACGGGTTCTCGGGCGTCCTGCCGCCCGTCGCGCCGCCCGGCATCGGCGGCGCCCCGCCGGCGGCGGGCGTCGTCGCCCGGTCGTGCTCGGCCTTCGCCAGGATGGCCATCTGGGCCAGCGCGGCCAGGTCGTCGCGCTGCTTGCCGAGCGCGGTCAGCTCGTCGTTGCAGCGACGGATCTCGGCGGCCTTGGCGGCCGAGTCGCCGTCGATGAGCGTGACCTTGCTCATGTCCATCTCGGGGCCGGCCTGGGCGAACACCTCGGCCAGCGCCTTCGCCTTCGCCGCGACCTCCTCGCGGATCTCGACCAGTGTGGGCAAGTCGTGCCTCCTCAGACCGTGACTGGGCCGTGCCTAGACTGCGACGCCGTTCAAGCGGGCGCGGGTCCGCTCGTACTCGAGGAGCAGGCGTTTGCCGTCCTCGACCGCGGCCGGGTCGGTCTCCGTCAAGAGGTCGTCGAGCTCCTGGCGCAGCGCGTGCAGGGCGTCGCGCCAGGCCGCGATGCGCTCGCGCCGCGCGGCCGAGATGGGCCGGCCGACTTTCGCCTCCGCCTGGACCAGCGCGCGGACGGCCGCGACCGGGTCGCCGCCGGCCTTCACCTCGGCGAGGCTGGCGCGCGGGTTCATCGGCAGCGGGACCAGCGACCCCTCGAGCACGTCGATCCGGGTGAGCACGCGCACCTGGTCGCCGCCGGTGCCGTCGGCGCCCGGCGTCGTGCGGTACGTCCACTCCTTGGCCTCGTAGCCGATCGACATGCCCATCGGCTTGCCGGCCGCGAGCCGCTCGGCCGCGACGGTGCGCGCCTCCTGCGCCGCCGCCGTCGAGTGGAACGGGCCGGCGATGTACAGGCCGACCGCGTCCTCTCGGGCCTCGTCGATCATCCCGATCGGGGGCGTCCGGTAGTCATGGCCGAAGGCCAGGAAGCCGGCGCGCACCAGGTTGGGGAGCGAGGCGACCGTCGCGCCCGGCTCGATCAGGTCGCCGCCGTGGTCGACGTTGCCGAAGACGGCCACCCAGCCGCCGAAGCGGCCCGCGCCGGCCCCGTCGATCTTCAGCTCGGCGAGCGGGAAGGTCTTGGTGTCCAACGAAAAAGACCCCCACCGCCTCGGGCGCTCATCGGCGCTCTGGGCGAAGGGGGCTCATCGGCCCGCGGTGGTCGTCGGGCCCCCGCAAGAGGGCTCGTCGGGCGCGACTCTACGCGCTCGGTCGCACGGCCGTCAAGCGTCGAGGAGCGGGTTCCCCGCTCCGGAGGGGAAGCGCCTTGTAGCCGCCGAGGTAGACGGTCTGCTTGCGGCCGCACTTGCGGCAGACGATCTCGAGCCGGCCGCGTTCGGCGTCGGAGCGGAAGAGCAGCGCCCCGCAGGCGCACCGCTCCTCGTTCACGCCGCCCCCGCGAGCTCGGCCGCGTCCACGATGGGCGAGAACGCCCGGACGCAGTTGGGGTGTGCTAGCGTCGGGATGTCGCCCATCTCGGCGAGCGGCACGACGACCCCGTCGGCGCGCTCGGGGTCGTCGTGCGAGCGGAGGCCGCACCCGTCGCCGTCCAGAATCCGCACCCCGACGACCACGCCCGAGGCCGTGAAGGAGTGTAGGGCCGCTCGGTTGGAGGCGTGCCCGAGCTCGGTGCGCGCGATCAGCGCGGCGCGCGGCCGGTTGAAAGCGGTCAGCGTCCGCACGCGGCCTGCGAGCTGGTCGACGCTCTCGCCGTCGGCCTGGCCGGCTTGCAGGGCCTCGGCGAGCGCGGTCCGCGTCGTCTCGGTGATCCCGACGACGCGCTCGCCGGCCTCGGCCAGGTAGGCGCGCGTGGTCGGCTCGTCGAGCTCGAAGGACGTGCCGAGGTACTCCTCGGTCAGCGGGTGGACGGCGCCGAGCACCGCCGCGTACTCCCGTTGGAGGATCGCGTTCAGCGCCGCCGTCTCGGCCGCCCAGTCGAGGTCGCCGGCGGCCTTCGCGGGCTGGACCGACGCGGCGGCCCGCTCGGCCTGGCGGTCGAGGTACGCGGCGAGCTGGCGCTCGAGCCGCGGCTGCCGGCGCGTCCGCAACCGGGTCAACGACGTCGCGTAGGCCGCCGAACTCGGCGCTTTTGCGCGCGGCGCCCGGCTAACGGTCGCCCCCCCGGCTCCCTTGGGCGGCGGCAGCGCCCGCAGCGGCGCCGGCGGCGCGAGCGGCGGTGTCTGGGCGGCCGGCTCGGGCGGGATCAGCTCGGCCGGGTCGGTCGGCGTGACGGTCATCTTGACGTAGAGGACGTCGGCGCCGGGGAGCGGCTTCAGGCCGACGGCTTCCCGCGCCTCGTTCGGCGTGATGATCGCGTCGGCCACGCCCTGGCCGACCCGCTTCCACAGCGCGTCGAGGTCGGGCTGCAGCACCCGCACGTTGGTGTTGTCGAACGACACCTTCTCCCGCGTCTCGTTCCCGACCTCGGGCAGCAGTTGCACCTGCAACTCGCCGGCAAAGAGTCGCTGCAGCGGGATCAGGAGCGTCTCGTAGAGCGCCTGGTACGCCACGTCGTAGTTCGAGTAGATCGAGTGCTCCAGGCCGACGCCGAGTCCGACGACCATCGCCGAGACGCCGACGACGGCCGAGATGCGCTCCTCGGGCACGCGCCGCAGCGCGGTCAGGTCCATCTGGTCGGGCGAGAAGGCGAGCACCTGGACCTTCCACTCGGGGCTGCTTGTCACGAACACGTCGCCGCGACGGTCGCCGCCGAAGCGCTCGCGGAACTTGCTCTTGATCGCCTCGGCCGCGGCCTCGCCCGCCGGCCCCGCCGGCAGTCCGGGCGGCATGAGGACGACGCCCGGCACGCCCATGTTGGCGAGCAGCGCCTGGCCGAAGCGGGCCGCCTCCTGGTCTTGGAAGACCTCGGCGAGCACGCTCGCGAAGGGCGAGACGCCGCAGCGCGGGTTCGCCGCGTCGAGGCCGTTGCGGAAGTGGACGACGTCGGCCGGCGGGATGACCTGCTCGCTGCCGCCGGCGCGGTAGCGGTAGCCCTGCAGGAAGATCTCCGGGTCGTCGGAGTACGGCTCGACGCACCAGGCCGGCAGCCACCAGAGCTCGATCGGGCGGCCGTCGGCGTTGCGCTTCTTGTACCAGTAGGCGTTGCCGGCGAAATACCAGTCGGCGATCGTGGCGCGCCACAGCTGCTCGCCGGCGTACCACTTGTTCGGCTGGGCGACCAGGCCGGCGAGCGGGTGGTTCGCGACCGGGGCCGTCTTGCCGCCCGCGACCGGCCCGAGCACCTGGACGGGCGACTCGGGGAAGGTGCGCGCGATCACGGCGACGACCGCCTGGCAGATGGAATTGCCCTCGGGCGTCGGGGACGCGCGGGCCATCGTGTACGCGCCCTGGGTCGGCCAGGCGGACCCGGACCAGGTCCACGACGACGCGGTGCCCCACCGCAGCGTGATCCGCTGCCCGGCGGCCTTGACCTGGGTCGCGATCGCGGTCCAGGCGCGCGTTAGGACGTTCACGGACTGCCTCCTCAGAACACGCGCCAGTCGGGCTCGCGGACGCCGTGGGCGAGCGCGAGCGCCATCACGCAGTCGTCGTGGAGTCCCGCCGGCGCCCCGTAGCGCAGGAGGCCCGAGGGCAGGCGCTCGGCCTCGTAGGCCTCGAGCTCGCCGATCAGGACCGGGTCGTCGACGATCGTCAGCGCGGCCGTCTCGAAGGCGAGGGCGAGCGCGTCGATGAGGTCGGCCTTCGAGGCGTTGGTCGTCAGGAAGGGCCGGACCGGCACGCCCGACCGCTGCAGCTGCTCGACCAGCGGGTCGCCCATGCTGTTGCGCTCGGCGACGACGACCGCCGGCCGGAAGCGCTCGTAGAGGGCCGTCAGCCGGCCGACCTGGGTCGCGTAGGCGGTGTCGGTGAAGCGGTCGAGGGCCACCAGGGCGTCGATCGTGGTGTCGAGGACGGCGATCGCGGTCGCGTCGGTCGTGCGGCCCCAGTCGACGCCGAAGCGGTACGCGTGGCCGTCCAGGGCGCGCTCCTGCGGCATGGCCGTCGCCGCCTCGCGGACGCGGCGGAGCACGCCGCCGCCGTCGTCCACGAACTCGGCGA